TGCCATGATTTACATTCCACTTTGAAATCTCTCCCACTCAATAGCATTTTTAATTTGGTAGTTACGGCCATTGATTTGACGCAACACACCATCAAGAAAGAAGATCGTTTGTTCTATATAGTCGATCTTCAGTTGTAGCTTTCTGACCTCATCATCAGCAGCAATAAACATTTTAATCTCATCATTTGTGGTAAGTTTTAAATCAAACGGCATCTCTTTGTATACACTTGCTGGTGCTTTTCCTTTATAAAATACCCATTTATCTCTAACCATCATTCTCATTTCAGACTCTCTATCTTTTTTCATTAGAGAGAACGTATTAAAAAACTCCATATAACGCATATGGAGTTGAGGTATCCTCACAGATTCTTCACCGTACTTATCAGGATCTATGATACTATCAGTCTTCCACATCTCCTGAAGTTGTTCTAAATTCATTATCTTTTAATCCACCTTGGTGCATAGAATACTAAAAATGAAGTAATCCAAAATATTGCTAATGCTGCTATGTGTAACAACCTATTAGGATTAACTATCAATCCGATTGTCACAAGTCCTATCCAAGTATAATCTAATGTACCGTGGAATCTATACCATACATTAGCACCATACTTATTAATAAATTTATCTCTTTGTCTTCCGAACCACGGTGATACGTGCCTCATCATTACAAAACCCTCATTACAAAACATGAGAGTGAAACCAATCCAAAAAATCATATATCTAAACTCAATTGAACATTAGTAGTAAATTTGTTATAGGTTGTACCATTAGTATGACAGTAAGTATTAAATACTTTTTTCATTTTATCGTGAGAGAGACTACAATGTTTTGCTGCCTCTGGTACATTCCACTTAGCAGCAAATAACATTTTAATTGCATATGATTGTTCTTTCAAATACCTTGGTCTTTAGTCTTAGCAAAGAACTCCTTCATCGATGATGATACATCAGGTGGATCTGGATGAGCATATCCATTTCTCCTCATCCATTCTTGCTTTAAAGCATTCATTATCCAAGACTGAGATAGACTCTTAGGACCATTCTTCAATAGTTCTGCTTGCATACCTGTGTGATAAGGTAAAGATTCTTCTCTCCAATTGGAATCATCCCATTCTGTAATGGGTTCTTTCTTGTTCCTTGGATGATCGCCTTTTCTTAATGCCATTACCTAATCCTCCCATACCACAATATGTATAGATCTTTCAATAGTACCACAGATCTAAGAATTTTGCAACTACCTTAATTTTTGTTGGTTCTTTTCTCTGACTTCGTATAGTACATACTCGAACGTTGCTGTAGCTGTCATATAATCATTATCAGTTCCAGTAACATCAAAAGGCATAGTTGATAATGATACTGGGAATATACTTTTAAATACAACATCAAAGTTAACTAAGTTATTATTATTCAATACTTGTAACGTTGCATCAGAATATCTATAATCGTTATATCCCTTATATCTACCTGCAGGTATGTTTGGATTTCTATTAGCATTTTTAAATATCTCTGCCTCATCATCTCCTTGGGGAACACCAAGAGCTCTTATCCAATTATGAAGTTCCATATAATTTCTAAGATCTTCATCAACAATAAACTCTATACTCAATTCTCCATATTGAACATTACCTTCTATTGGTATTGAAACCATACCTCTAGTAGGAATATCAACTTTACCCAAACTCAATTCTGGTATCTCTGCTTTCTGACACAAGAAAGAAGTCTTCCTCGCTTTCTCAAGCAAAAAGACAAATCCTATAGGTGATAAGAAATTCTTATTTGTAAGTTGGTCCTGATACCAGTTTGCCATTAGCCCTACTTTCTAATTATTTATCTTTAATCCACCCCTTTACCTTAGATATAGGTTGTCTAGAAAGAAACGTTGCTAATTCTGGTAAGTAGTTCATCCAAAAATCTACATCGGATATATGTTTTTTAACTTCCCATTCTTTAACTTCTTTTTCTAAAAGAGACCTAGCTTCCTTTGCTGATACACCAGCATGGTAATAATGAATTTTATCTGATAGTATGTCTAAGGTGAAGTCTTTCTCTTTTCCACCACCTATAACTTCTACCCCTTCTTTATTAGAACCGTACTTAGGTTCTTTAAAATTTGTGTATTTCATATGTGTAAATTGCATACTGAGTCTGGATCCCAACAGTCTGGGCATTCCATCTCCTGTTCATAACTATGTAATTTATGTATAACCTTATCATACTTAGAAGCAAGATCAGTATCCTGACTTCTTATAATGCTTCTGTAATACTCACACGCATGTAACATACGTGCTATATCTTTTTCATGGAATTGCATAAGTTAACCCTGCCATATCATATCAGGCATCGCTTGTGTGCCTGGCCTATTTGTTATCAATAGTATAAAGTATCCAACAAACCATATGATGTTAAACAACCATGCTTGTCTCCAGAAATACTTTCTTACTGCCATAGATCTAAGCACTTGAGGTGCTTTATCTTGTGCTCTGAAAATAGATTCAATAACAAATGCAATTATACATCCTATCACTAAAGGATAGAATACAAAGTTTGCGAATGACATTATTGATAGTAAAAAGATCATCATATTAAGAAAGATTACAAACTATTTAGAAGTAGTTAAAATTAATTACTAATCTTCTTTTAGCATTTGTACATGAAGTACCACTGTGTTTGCAATGTACTGGAAAGATAACTATACGGTTCTCTACACTTTCTATTTTAGTACCATCTTCAAATACGGTATACCCATCATTGCTGTTGGCATACCAAATTGCTGTTAAAGAATCATCCCATTCAAAGTCTACATGAAATCCGTGTTCTACTATCTTTTCAGTTCTTGTAGTCAGATTACCCTTTATTCTTAAGAGAGATCTAACACCTAACTTTTTTATTATAGGATCAAGAACATGCCAGTACTTTGTATCATTATACATTCCTGGTACATAAAATGGGTGATAGAATTGATAGTTATCCAATTCATTTTCACAATTAGATCCATCATAAGGTACTGTTGTTGGTCCCCAGAACCAAGGAAAGTCATCTTGTAGATATACTTCTTGTAGGTGTGCTAACTCATGATGTGATAAAAGATTATCAATTACCCTATGCTTCATAATAAATACCAAGTATATTATATATGAACAAACTGTGAGGGAAGGAGTCGAACCTTCAAGTCCCGCCAGGAACATCAGTTAAACAGACTGACACGTTTACCAATTTCGTCACCTCACAATGTAGCCCTATGAAAGGGCTGACATTAGACGTTGGACTCCTATCCCACCTCCAGAACGAGGGAAGAAATCAAATGAGAGGAAGTCTTCTAGTTCTTTCTCTACTCTACTTCTACCAAACTTATCGATAATAAGTTGAGCATACCCACCATCAGATATGGTGTAGAAGGTATTACGCATCTGTTCTTTATCAGTACTGCGTTCTGCACTACCAATGGTTTCCATGCCACCTAAGATAACATCAATCTTTCTACTGGTTCCATCATCGTTCCTAGACATGTTCCAGAAAGGTGATGTCCATTCAGGGAACTCTGTAATCATACCAGAACCAATTGCCTTTTCATGGTCATGGTCTAGTTCTTTCGTGTTAAATTTATTAGACCAGTCTTCATAAGTTTCTATATCTAACTCAGGAAGTCCTAGATATTTGCATAGATCAATCTCCATGCTCTTAAGATCTTCTACATCCCCCTTCATTTCAAACTCAAACATAGGGAAGATCGTTTCATGTCTTCCTGGTACTGGGTTTGGTTCTGCCCTATAAGACGTTGAGACACAGAAAAACCCTTCTGCTGAAGGGTTAGAAAGTAATTCATGTTCAAGCCACATCTGACCTGTTTGTGGTAGTGGCCATATATTGCCACCGTAATTGTATGTTGCTACTGTTTCTGGATCTTCACAAGCAGCAAGTATACTTAAACGGTTTTGTGTATGAACTTCATAGAATCCTTTGGCTAAAAAAAAGGAGCGTAAACGCCCCACAGTCTCGGTATATTTTTTTGGATCAATCAGACTTGTCATTATTTGTAGTCAAACTGATTTATTTATACAATAAAAAAGAGACCCGAAGGTCTCTTTAGAATTATGTATCCGAAGGATCACATTATGTTTGCAACTTGTACACGTCTGTAGTACTTGTTGGTATTCGCTGTAAGAGCACCAGAACCTTGTGTAAGACCTTGAGCAAATGGGTTAGAAACCATTCCGTAACGAGTCTTAAAGCCAATTTTTGGTTGGAAGGTGTTAGGATTAATTGCTCTGACCTGCTGTAGAGGTACATATGGGCAATAGAATAATCCAGCATCGTAAGGTGAAGTACCTTTGTATCCAGCAACGTAGAAGTGC